CACGCCGAACCACACGGACGCGGAGCTGGAAGCGCTGAACGCCAAGACGATCGAGTACAACGGAGAGATGTACTCCGAGTATGAGATATCCCAGATGCAGCGCGCGGCGGAGCGCAAGGTGCGCGCCGCGAAGCGGACGTATTTGGCCGAAGATGCCGCCGGGGTGGATACGACCAAAGCCGCCGTGAAGCTGAAACAGGCGCGGCAGCAGCTTTCGCAGTTTATCCAGGACACCGGCGCGTATCCGTTTGATTCGAGCGCGCGCACCAGCGTGGCAGGGTTTGGGCGAAGCGAGGCGCGGCGTGCATACTTGACCGCAGAGCGCAGCCATAAAGCGTGGTTGAAATCCATCGGTGCAGAAAAATCCGATCTAAATACGCTTGCCAAATACTACGAAGCGAAGTATAATAACACTCAAGAATATCAGGTTTTGCGTGCGTATGCCAATGCTGTGAACAAAGGCGATATTTCTCCTTTGGTTGGCATTGATCTCTACAAAGAGTATTGCAATGCTGTACAAAAAAATTTGGTTGGCACAACGACCTCGACCGGCGTAAAAGTCGAGAGTTTTGCTTATCACTTCGTAGATCGCGTGATCGGGCAAGTTTCCACACCGCATAGCAAAAAACGCTGTGGGGTGTCTATCGAAGATGCAAAGGACGCACTTGTGCATCCTCTGGACGTGAAGATACAAACAGGATTTCCGGGCGGAGATATTCGTCAGAAATTGTATGGAGATAGGGCATCCGTTGTTCTTAGCGTCCGCGACAACCGTCTGATCCAAACCACCCCATTGAAAGGAGTTCCATGATGGTTAAAATGCATGAGTTTTCCAAGGTCTTTTTGCAAAAGCATTTGCCCGCGGCACTGGAATCCGACAAAATCCGGGAAGTATTGATTCTTCTTAGTGATTTTATCGACGAAAAAGGCTTTGCACCTCCCAACTACGACGAATACAACGACTTCGGTCGTGAAGCACAAAAGGTCTATGACGACCTTTATCTTAGCAATTAAAACTTAACACTTTAGCGTCATCGCTCTTCGGAGCGGTGGCGCTTTTGTTTTACCCCAAAAACATACCCCCGTAACATCACCCTTTAACATGACCCTGACACGTCGTTAAACTGTGCCAGCCTCGATGCGGAGCGAACCGCGACACCAAACCGGAGGCCAGATGAAAGGAGCAGCTTATGAAGCGCGAAGAAGTACAATCCAAGATCCCCGGCATCACCAAAGAGCAGTTGGACTGGCTGATGGACGAAAACGGGAAGGACGTCACCCGCGAAAAGTCCGCCGCCGCCACGCTGCAAACCCAACTGAACGAGGCAAATGCCCAGCTCAAGACAGCGCAGGACGGCCTGAAAGCCTTTGAGGGCGTGAACGTGGCCGAACTGCAGGGAAAAATTCAGCAGCTTACCGCCGACATGGCCGCCCAGAAAGACGAGTTTGAGTTCAACGGCGCGCTGGACGGCGCGATTCGCGATGCCAAGGGCCGCAACGTGAACGCGATCCGCGGCATGATGGACCTCGCGGCCCTGAAAGCCTCCAAGGACCGCACCGCTGACATCAAGGCGGCACTGGACAAGTTGAGCGCGGAAAATGCCTGGGCATTCGAAAGCGCCGCACCGGCTGCTTCGAGCGCACAAAATTCGACCGGGATGCTCATCAACACGGGCGCGGAGTTCGGCACGGGCGGCAGCGCAAGCACCGACGGCGTCGAGACTGCGTTTGCGGAACTGAACCCCGGCATGAAACTGTAAAATCGCAACTACTGCGGAAAGGAATTCACTATGGCACATGAAAATCAGCAGCGTTACTCTTCCCTCGTGGACGCAAAGCTGCGCAACACGCTGGTCACCCGCGACAATCTGGTCTTTAACAGCCGCTATGAGGGCAGCCCCAAGGCCGGCAACGTGAAGATCCCCGTGCGTGACACCGAGGTGGAGATCAAGAACTACGACAAGGCCAAGGGCGTAGACCTCGCCACCGGCACCACCACCTACCTCGACCTCGCGATCGACCGCGACAAGGCCGTGAACGAGCTGATCGACGGCTTCGACGCAGCCAGCGTGCCCGACGGCATCGTGGCCGAGCGTCTGGATAGCGCCGGTTACTCTCTGGCACTGGATCTGGACAAGGAGTCCATCGGTGTGCTGGAGGGCGCGGACGGCGCGACCGTGGCAGCCACCAAGACCGCCTGCACCGAGGCCACCGCCTACAAGGAAGTGTTGGCCGCCAAGCGCACCTTGAGCCGCAAGGGCGTGCCCAATGAGGGCCGCTGGCTGATCGTCGCACCCGAGTACCTCGAGGTGCTGATGCTGGACGAGCACTTCATCAAGCAGGGCGATCTGGCGCAGAACCTCGTGCAGCAGGGCGTGATCGGCCGTATCGCGGGCTTCAACGTGCTGGAATCCAACAACATGGACTACGAGAGCACCACCCGCGTGGAGGGCAAGAAGACCACCACCGAGTTCATCGCGGGCCACCCCAACTGGTGCCACCGCGTGCAGGAGTGGCAGGTGCCCGTGCACATTCAGGACCTCGCGGGCAGCGGCAACTTCATCGGCGCATCTGCCGTGCAGGGCCGCAAGGTGTACGGCCTCAAGGTCTCCAAGCCCCAGACGCTGTACATCAAGCGTGTGGAGGCATAACCCATGCTGTACGCCGACTTTGCGGCCTATGAGGCCGCGGGCGGCAGTCTGACCAAACGCCAGTACGAGGTCTGGGGCTTTCGGGCGTCGCGTCAGATCGACCGCCTCACCTATGGCCGGGCCGCCCCTGCGCTGGCCGCGCACCCGGACGAGCTGCAAGAACCGCTTGTGAGTGCCTGCATCCAGATCACTGACCTGCTGTACCAGAGCGGCCTCGGGTTGCAGCGCGCTGCGGCGGGATTGAGCGGTGCGGCCACGACCGACGGCTACAGCGAGTATTACGCCGTGGACGCGCAAAGCAGCGGCTACCGCACGCGCACGGCCTGCCGGAACGCGCTGGAAATCGCCCTGGGCAGCGACCCGTATGGCCTGCTGTATGCGGGGGTGATCTGAATGTTCGGCTGCGACAAAACGCTTACGCTGATCAACACCGTCACCGACGGCCGCACCGACGAAATGCGGCTGTACGCGCACGTGTTCGCGGGCTGCGGCTGGTACGCCGAGAACGGCGTGCAGGCTGAAAAGAGCGGCCAGACGGCCAGCGGCAAGACGAAAATCCGCCTGCCGGTGGAAAGCTGCCCCGGCTACCTCGCCCCCGCCGCATGGGCGGTGCTGGACGAGGACGCGCGCGCGGATGCGTGGACGCTGGACGGCAAGACGTACATCCTGCCCGGCGAGCCCGAAACAATGCCTGCTTCTGCTAAGGACATTTCTGTCCTCCGCAAAGCCGGGAACGCTGTGCAGGTGACCGCCTGGCACGACCACCGCGACACCGTATTCCCCCATCTCTACGCCGAGGGAGGTTGATCGACATGGCGAAAACCACACAGACCATCGATGCCCCCGCGGCGCGGGAGATCCTGATCCAAAAGGACGGCGTGACCGTGCGCGCCCGTGTGGCGTGGAACCGGGATTTCGTCTCCCGCGTGAACGGCAAATGGCCCAAGGCGCAGGCGAAGTTCTCGATGGAAGTCGCACGCAAGATCGAGCCATACGTGCCGTTCCAAACCGGTATGCTGAAATCGAGCGTAGCAATGGCCAGCGACTTCGAAAGCGGCCAGCTCGTGTACAACACGCCCTACGCGAAGAGCCGGTATTATCAGGCGGGCGGCTACACCAAGGGCCTGCGCGGATCCTACTGGGGCAAGCGCGCCATCGCTGACCACAAAGACCACTTCGCGAAATTCGGCACGGCCTGCATTCAAGAGGTGTTTAAGAAATGACTTCGCAAGCTACTTCTCCCCCTATCTCGATGATAAAGGCCATGCAGGAATGGCTGAAAACCTGCCCGCTGGTGGCCGAAACCCTCGGCGAGGGCGTGTCGTTCCGCATCAACTATCTGCCCGAGGGCGCGGGGAATTTCTCGATTGAGGATTCGCCCACCGACCCCATCGTGAAGCAGTATTTCGGCGGCACGCGGCGCATCAAGAACTACCTGATCGCCTCGCGCACCGAGTACAGCCCGGACGTGTGGCTGCAAGCCGACAACAGCGCGTTCTGGGACAGCTTCACCGCGTGGATCGAGACTCAGTCCGCTGCGGGCAATCTGCCCGACCTTGGCCCGGGGCGTACGCCGCTGCGCGTGGCCGTGACCGACAGCGGCTACGTGTACACCAACGAACAGGGCGCGGCCCGCTGGCAAATTCAAATTCAGCTTCTTTATGATCAAACCAGATGAAAGGAGTTTTTTCATGACTATCTCCGAACTTTTCAAAAATTCCGCGATCAAGCCGGACGCATCGTACACCGGCGTGGAGACCGCAGACGATTTTGTTTTGGCGATCTGCACCGACGCGGACAAGCAGGCCACCCCGGATGCCTACATCGTGTGCCAGGATCACGTCACCGAGCATTCCGGCGCGATTAACAGCGGCACCACCGACAAGACTTACATTCGCGCGGGCACGGCTACGCTCAAGACCAGCGTGCAGCGCACGTTTTCCATCTCCGGCGACCGCTACGTGGGCGACGCATTCCAGGACTTTGCCCTCAGCCACAAGATCCGCTACGGCATCGGCCAGGACGTGATCGTGCCCTACGTGTGGATCTCCCGCCGCACCGGCAAGGGCGAGCAGGGCACAGCCAGCCTGATCGTGACCGCCGACGCATCCGGCGCCGCGGGCAATGACGCGGGCTTTGCCGCCGATCTCAAGAGCATCGGCGCACCGGACGAGTACACCTACACCGTCACGGCCTAAGTTACCATCTCCGCCCCCGGCAGGTCCTTTCCTTCCTCCTCCCTGCCGGGGGATTTTTGCACGGCGAACAGCACTTCACACCGGGGCAGCACCGGTGCGCCGGATGATTTATGGAGGTATCAACCATGAAAATTCGCAATATTGAGTTTCCGATCAACATCTACAACGCGAAAGACGCCGACAAACTGAGCGCGGCGCAGGCGGCATTGCAGAGCGCCGCCGATGCGTTCAAGACAAACCCGCCTACCGATCTTGGTGCGGTAATCCGTGGCCAGTGCGACATTCTGGACGCGTTTTTGGCCCCCGTGCTGGGCGAGGATTACGAGGACGTTTTGGGCATCGACCCGGACGATCTGCTTGAGCACAAGCGCGTTTATATGGAGGTGTTGCAGGCCATCGCGGACGCGCAGCGCGAACTGGCCGACTGCAAGCTGGACATTCCGCAGGTGCAGCAGCCCGCAGCGAATGCAGCCGTCCCTTCCGCCCCTGCTGCCGCGAAGACCGTCGCCTTTAACGCCATGAACCGCGAGCAGCGCCGCGCCTACGTGCGCAGCCTGCGCAGCGGCAAGGTGGGGCAGTAAATGGCCTGCCTGATCGCGGACCACCTGCCGGGCATCGCGATGGGCTACCCGGTGCGCACCGACTTTCGGCCCTACATCCGGCTGGAAAACCGGATGTTCCGGGTGGACATGAAAGACGAAGCGGCCGTGAATGCGCTTGTAAACCAGACGTTGGGCGAAACGCTGGATTCGGACGCGACCCGCCCCGGCCTCGACCCGGTCAAAGCGTTCGAAGCTGTGCTGTGGTTCTACCGCTGCGGGCGCACCGGCGACGAAGCCACCGCCGAAGCCGAGTTCATCAGGGCGTGCGGCTCAGCGGGCATCGACCCCAACGCGGGGCGCGCCTATGACTTCGAGGTGGACGGCGCGCTGATCGCGGCGGCCTTTGCGCAGGCGTATGGCATCGACCTGACCGACCCGGCGCTGCGGCTGCACTGGTGGCGCTTCCGGGCGCTGTTGGAGGGTCTGCCCAAGTGCACGTTTACCCAGATCATGGAGTACCGCACGGCCGACCTGCACGACATGCCGGACAAGACCAAGGCCATCTACAAGCAGATGCGCCGCCGCTACGCTTTGCCCGGCGAGATCGGAGGTGAGCCGCATTACAAGACCATCGAGGAGCGCGAGGCCGCCTTCCTCGCAAAATTCAACAAGTAACCGCACCCCCGTGCGCTGCCCGTACTGCGGGCGCGCCTCGGCGGCGTGGGCGGACGAAACCGCCGCCGCGCATGGCGTGTGGATCAAGTGCAAGAACCCCGACTGCAAGCGGGAATTTGAACTGAAAATCTGAGTCTGTGCCCTGTGCCTGTGCTCACCCCTGAAGGAGGTGGGGATAGGCATATGGCAGACTTTACCGTCAACGGCGACACGAGCCTGGACAGCAGTGGCATAACGTCCGGCATGTCGTCGCTCAGCGTGGCGGCCGGCAATCTGCTGGCCGACCTCGCAAAGGCGGCCGTGCAGGCCGTGGAGAAGGTCGTCAGCGCGGCTTATGAGATCGGCACTGCCTATGAGAGCAGCCTCGCGAAAGTGCAATCCATCGCGCAGACCAGCGAGCAGGCGCTGAGCGACTACAGCGACGCCGTGCTCGCGCTCTCCAACAAGACCGGGCAGGCCGCCGCAAGCATCAACGAGGCGACCTACAGTGTCATTTCAGCCACGGGGCTGGAAGCCGCCGACGCGCTGGACGTGGTAGCGTCTGCGTCCCAGCTGGCCACGGCGGGCTTTACGAGCACCGATTCCGCCGTGAGCGCGCTGACCACGGCCATGAACGCCTACAAGCTAAGCCTCGATGACGTCGACCACATCTCGGACAGCTTAATTACCACGCAAAACCTCGGCGTGACCACCGTGGACGAACTGGCCAGCAACATGGGCCGTTCGATCGCGACCGCGAGCGCCTACGGTATCAGCCTCGAAAACCTCGAGAGCAGCTATATTTCGCTGACCAAAAACGGCATCTCGACCGCCGAGTCCACGACCTACCTGTCCAGCATGTTCAAGGAACTCGGCGACGCGTCGAGCGACGTGGGCGAGATCATCCAGCAAAAGACCGGCAAGAGTTTCGGCGAACTGATGAACGAGGGCTACTCGCTGGGCGACGTGCTGGAAATCCTCTCGGACAGCGTGGGCAGCAACAGCGAGGCGCTGATCAACCTGTGGGGCTCGGCCGAGGCCGGCAAGGCCGCCAGTGCCATCGCCTCGCAGGGCATCGAGACCTTTAACGCGAACCTCGAGACGTTGCAAACTTCCACCGGCGCCACCGCGGACGCCTACGCGACCATGGCCAACACCATGGAGTACCAGACGCAGGTGCTGAAAACAGGCGTGCAGAACCTCGGAATTTTGCTGTATGACAGCATGGAGGGCAACCTGACGCAGCTGGTCAGCTTCGGCAACGATGCGGTGGCACAGCTGACCGAGGCGCTGCAAACCGATGGGCCGGTCGGCATGGCGCAGGCCGCAGCCTCCATCGTCGGAGATCTGGCGCAAAGCCTGATCGACCAAATCCCGTCACTGATGGAGAGCGCGACCGAGATCGTTTCGCAATTCTGCGCCTACATCGGCGACCACGCAGGCGACCTGCTGGACGTTGCCTTGCAGCTGATCGGCTCGCTGGCCGAGGGGCTGTACAACAACCTGCCCACGCTGATCGAATCCGCCGCGCAGATGGTCACCAAATTCGGCTTGGCCATCCTCGACCACAGCGACGAAATTTTAGAGGTCGGCAAAAATCTTGTGCTCGCGCTCTGCCAGGGCATCATCGCACTGGTGGGCAACATCGGCGAGGCAGCTATTGCCCTGATCGCCCGCTTTCTCCACGTCTGGGATGGCCAAATGGACGACTGGGGCAACATCGGCGTCAACATCGTTTCTGGCATCGTCGAGGGCATCCAGAACGCCGCGAAGAACCTGAAACAGGCCGCCGCGAATCTGGTCGACATGGTCAAAAAGACCCTGCTCGGCCAGGAAGTCAGTTGGAGTGACTACACCTGGGATGTGACCAAGAGCACCCGCGCGATGTCCGCCGCCGTGGCCGAGGATATGCAGGCTGCCGCCGACCGCGCGGACGAGGTGGCGGACAAGGCCGAGGCGAACGCGCTGGTCATCAACAATGCCACCAAAAAGGTGACCGAATCCACCAAAGAGGCCGCCGCCGCGGCAGAAAACGCAGGCAGCGCGGCCTCTTCTGCTGCCCGAAATACCGCATCTGCCGCCAAGACCGCAACCACAGCCGTTCAGACGGTGCAATCGTCTACTGAAGATCTGACCGAGGCCGCCAAGACCGCAACCGACGAGTGGAACGAACTGCTCGAAGCCCTGCAAACCACGGCAGAGAGCGGCAACGGCGCGGTGAGCACGTTTGAAGACCTTGCCTCTGCCCTGCTATCGCAGGATTGGAAGAGCGTCGCGGCGGACGTCGGGCAGCTGCTATGGGGCGAACTGGACGACGACACCCGGCAGGTCATTGCCGACTGGGCCGTTGCCGCCGTGCAGTCGCTCAACGAGGGCTTTAAAAACAATGGCGTCGCGGGCCTTGTCGAGACTGGCGCGCAGATCGTGCAGAGTCTCGCGCAGGGCGTCAGTTCCAACAGCGGCATACTGATGGCCGCCGCGCAGTCGCTCTTCGGCGATTTCAGCGGCATCATCTCGACCCTGACCACCGCGTTTCCTGCCTTGTCCGGCGTGATCCAGGTGGCCAGCGGCGCCATGGCTGGCCTGAACGCCGTGATGGCCGCCAACCCGATTTTGGCCATTGTTTCCGTCGTGGCGATACTGGTCAGTGCGCTGGTGGGCCTGAGCCAGACCAACACGACCGTGGGCAAGGCGATCCGCAGCGTGTGGGAGGGCCTTAAAAAGGTCTTCGACGTCGTGATCGATGCGATTTTGCTGGCGATCGGCACCCTGTTGCAGGGCTGGATCAACATGATCAACGCCCTGATCTGGGCCGCAAATCTGATCCCCGGCGTGAACCTCGGCTACGTGTCGAACCCGGCGTTTGCCCTGCTCGAGAAGCGGCAGTCGGAAACGACCTATGCCGAAGATAAGCAGCAGGCGGCCGAGGACGCGCGCAACGAGAAGATCTCCAACCTGAACGATAAGATCAACGAGACGCAGTCGGCCTACAAAACCCTGAGCGAAGCGGCCGAAGAGTACAACAAAAACGGCTCGATTTCAGTGGACACCGCACAGGAGGTTTCCCAGCTGGACAGCAGCTATTTGCAGCTGTTGCAAAAAAATGCGGACGGCACGCTGGGCGTGGACGATACCGCCTACCAGAAGATGCTGGATGCGCAGATCGCCGCGCTGAAAGCGGCCATGGCGGACGGCACCGATCTGACCGACGCGCTGTACACCCTGACCGATGCTGTGAAGGACCAGACCGACGCATTGACCGGCTCGAGCCTCTACGACCTCGACACAAATGAGAGCAGCGCGATCAACGATTACGCCGTCCTGATCGCCGCCGCGCGGGCGGATGCATTGGCCTCCGGTGTGCGCGCCGCGTCCAACTACACATCGGGCAGCGCAAGCACCACCGCCCGGCTGAACGCCAGCTGGCGCGGCGAATCCACCACCATTTTGGAACTGGACGGCCGCGAGGTGGCGCGCGCCACGGCGGATTACATGGATGAGGAGTTGAGTTTCTGATGAGTGACTTTTACGTAGGGAATCAGGGCAGCGAGCATTTCGGGGCACGCCTGTTGGCCGATTACACCGTGGGCGGCACAAGCATCGACCGCAGCCGCCAGCAGCCCGCGGCTGGCCTGCGGTTTCTGCCGCTCTCCACGCGGTACGGCCTGCGCAAGATCACCCTGCCGGTGCACGTGTACGGCGTGACGCCGCGACATACCAATGAGCAGAAAAGCAAGCTGGACGCCGCCTTGTTGGTCGATCCTGTGGAGTTGCGGCTGCCGGATGGCTTTTGCTACACGGCGTCCTTAGACACGATCAGCGAGGTGACCGAGGTGACAGGCGACGGCTGCATTTTGGAGGGCAGCTACACGCTGTCCGGCTATCGCCACGACCCGATCGAGAAAGTGTCCATCCCGCCGGGTGGCGGCAGCCTCTGGGCCCGCGGCAGCGCGCCAGATATGGAGTGCCGCATCACCTGCACGGTGGGCGCGGACGCCGCCTCGTACATCATGGCGGGCATCCTCTGGGTGGACGTGAGCGCAGGC